AAGCAGGACTACGGCCTGCTCAAAGCGCTCCTGGACTCGGGCCTGCTGCTGCCGGTAGAGCCCTGGGTTGTAGTTGAGCAGATACTCCGGCGGTTCAATGCTGGGGTAATCCCATGTGAGACTGAAGACGCCCTCCAGGCTAGCCGGGTAATCGGCTGCGTTGTAGAGGTCGCCCAGCCGCTCACGGGCATCTGCCTTGATCGCGTCGTAGTGCTCCTGGAGCGTCGCCACGGCATTGTCGAGCCGCTCGCGGAACTCCAGCATCTGCGCTTCGAAGCGCGAGATGTCGTCGTACTTGATGAGGCGCACGCCTTCCTGGGGATAGGGCAGACTGATACCGCGGAGAAAACCACGGGCCTGACTGCGAATGACTGTGGCCGCACGATACGCCGGATGCTTGGCGTCAATAAGAACCTTGCTGGCGCGGACGCTCTTGGCATCGGCGTGGAAGGTGTCGGCCGCCTGGCGGGTCTGGCTGTCGGCCAGCTTGCGCTGGGTGCCGAGCCAGGTGAAGCTCAGTTCCACCGCGCCCATCGAAGCGCGCATTTCCTGCGCGGCTTCAGATACCGGGGCGCCGTCGCCTGCGGGAACGCCTGGCGGGGCCTCGTCGAGAGTTGTGCTCATAGGGTCTCCTGAAAAAGGCGAGACTACACAGTCGCGCCCAGAGTGAACTTAATAGATATCTATCAGTTGGAGCTGGGCGCAACGCGGCGGCGGGTGCCCGGCTCGTTGGCCTTAACAGCGGCCTTCTTAAAGTAACCCTTGTTGTCGGCACTCAGGCACCGACCATCGGCCCACGAGCGCAGATTGGCGATCGACTCGGCGTTGGTCACGGCCACTGGCACCACGTTGAACGCGGCCTCGACGAGCGAGACGCCAAGCAGGGCCGCCAGACGGCAGCAGCTCTTGATCTCGGCGCCGGTCCAGTTCGAGTCGTCCGGCTTGGACTGGTTCTTGTCCAGACCAAACTTGTTGAGGTACAGCTCCCAGATGTAGTTCCGGGCGTCGGCCGTCGGCAGGTCCACGAAGAACACGCCGTCGAAGCGCTCCGCACGAGTGAACTCGGGCGGAAGCTTGCTGGCGTCGTTGCAGGTGCCGATGAAGAACACGTCCGACTTGTGGTCGTTGAGCCACGTGAGGAACGTGCCGAAGAGGCGCGCCGTGACGCCCGAGTCGGTCTGGCCGCTCGAGCCCACACCAGAGAGCGCCTTCTCGATCTCGTCGGCGAACAGGATGCAGGGCGCCATCGCGTCCACCAGGGCGAGAGCCCGGCGGATGTTGCCCTCCGACTCGCCGACGAACTTGCCCATCAGCGCGCCGAAGTCGAGCACCACGGTCGGGCGGCCCACTTCGTTGCCCAGCGCCTTGGCGAACTGCGACTTGCCGCAGCCCGGAGGCGAGAGCAGGAGCACGCCGCGGGGACGGCGCTCGGGGTCAGCTTCGCCCTGGCGCTTCATGGCGCGCAGGCAGAACTGCTTCAGGTTATCGAGGCCGCCCAGGCCGTCGAAGCTGGCGTCGCCCCGGTAGAGGGCCAGGGTGCCAGCCTTCTCCAGGGTCTGCGCCTTGAGATTCCAGATCACGTCCGGGCTCAGGGTGTTGTGCCGGACCAGCGAGAGCGCAAACGCGTTCTCGGCCTCCAGGCGGGTCATACCGCTGGCGGCGTCGATCACGCTCGAGATCACCTCGTCGCTGGGCTTCTCAAACGTGTTGCCTTCGCCGGTGAACAGCTCGTTGGCAATGGTGGTCAACTGCACGCGGTCCGGCAGCTCGTGGTGAACGATCGTGAAGAGCTTCTCGATCTCCGGCTGCAGCTGGAGCACGGGGCTCATCACGACGATGTGCTGGCCGATCGCCTTGCCGGTGATGACGCGGTTTTGGAGAACCTGCATCACCTCGGGGTTGGGCAGATACTTGTGGAAGTTCTTGAGCAGCAGAAGCTGCGTGCTCTTGGCCCGGGCGTCCTGCGTGTCGAGCCAGCGCAGCGCCTGGACAGGGCCGGGCGCGGGCGTGGCGTTGTGGACGCAGAGCTGGCGGTCAAGGTCCCAGACCTCAAACCCCCAGTCCCGCTCCTCGCAGAGCTTCTTCACGGTGGCCACGGCGTCGTCGGACTCCTGAGTGTCGACCCAGATGCCCGAGAAGCCCGCGCACACAAGTTCTTTGATCTGCTGGGAAAGATTCATCTGTGCTCCTTAGTTCTGGACGTCGAGCTGGTTGGTGTTGACCTCGGTGTAATACTCACCGGTCAGGGATTCGTCGGTCTTGGCGCCCAGCGCAGCTTCGAGGGCCCGCGTGGCTTCCTGGCATCCGCTGCCCGCGAAACCCTTGGTCTCGAGCTTGGCTTCGCCCTTGGGGGAAACAACGATTTCGATGATCTTGGTCATGTTGGTCAGGCCTCCACGGTGACAGTGAGCTTGATCGAACCATCGGCCATCGGCTCTTCATACACCGAGTGGCCCATCTTCTGCGCCTCGAGCTTGGCCTTTTCAATCGTGTAGGCCTGGAGAAACTGGTCAAGCAGCTTCTGCTCGCCCCAGTGGCCGTTGTAGTTGTCGAAGTCCACGGCGCCGGTCGACAGGTTGACGACGACCGGGTAATGCCAGCTGGGGATTTCCACCCCAAGGCCCTCGCGGTCGACACCGAACACGCGGAACTTGCCGAAGGTGGGCTGCTCCCACTTCAGGCGCAGGCAGGCGGCACGAACCGCCATCTCGTCCTTCACTTCCGTCTTGATCTGCACGATGTGCGACATGATCACTCCTTACTGGTGAGTTGGGTTTCGCGATAGTCATTGAGCGCGTACTGCGCAATTAGAGCCGGGTCGCCGCAAGGATTGTCGGCGAAGGCTTGGAGGATATGGACGATCTCGTCGCGGCTGCAGACGTCGCCAATGAGCTGGGGTCCTTTAGTGGTGTCCAGGGCGATGGCCATGACGTCCTGGATGGTAACCACTTCAGGAATGGCGAGCACATCGCCAAAAGTATCGCGAATTTGATCGAGGTATTGCAGCGCGTTGGTCAGGCTGCCGAAGTCCTCGTCGCGCTGGGTCTCGTGATAGCGGTTCATAAAATCTCCACTTCGGCTCGAGTCTCAATCCAAATTCGGGCGCCGCAGCTTAGGGGCTTGCGCATTCGCTGCATAGCTGTGCTGGGGCCTTTGATCTGGACGTCGCGAGCTACGTAGCTTTTGCCTTTCCACTGCACGGTGACCGCGTGGTCATCCGCGTCTGCGGCGACATTCGCCTTGATAATGTGCTGGTTTACATGAATGCGTTTGATGGTCCCTGCTGGCATCGTCATGGGCTGGTAACCCCGACGAGATTGCAGAGGGCATGCTGTGGGCATAGAACCTCCGTGAGCAGCGCGACCAGATAAGTCGCGCGGGTGGGCAGCGTGCCCGAATCAAGGACATGCTGCGCCGGGGCCCAGCACGTAGCAATCACGTGACGCTACATACTGGGACACCCGGCGCGCAGTCGACAGAAAACCTACATCAACCTGCTTGGTTGAACAACCGCGAGTAGGCGTCAAGAAGCTGCCGCGCGGTTTCGACACCGCCGCTGCCCTTCACAAACGCCGCCACGCTTTCGAGCGCCGCGTAAGACGGCTCGTTGGCCGCGGGCGTGCTCTTTGCCGAAACAGCGGACCGGACCTTGGCAGCGACGCGCTTTGGTTCTGCCGCCGTCTTCTTCTTCTCGCCCTTGGCCGCTGCCTTGGCGGCCGACGGCTTTCCAAAGTCGCGCAGTGCCACAGACACCTGCGGCGCCGCGACCTTGATACCCCGATCAGCCAGCGCCGCGATCACGTCTCGTGGACGAATCGGGTCATCGCTCTTTGCCTTGCGCGCGGCAATCTCGTCGCGGATCAGCTCCGCCTTGGTCTTCTTATCTTCGGACATGGGTTCTTCACTCCTCTTTTGGGCGGCAGCGGACACAGCCGCAACCGCCCGGGCACGATCGTCAAGGTCAACAGCGACCTCAACGGGAGCAGTCGGATCCTGCTCTTCAAGCGCGGAAATATCGTCTTCCGATCCGTCGATCAGTTCGCCCGGCTCTTGTGGCACGGGGTCAAACGTTTCGTCAGTTTCGGGGAGAACGATTTCGGCGTCCGTGCCGTTCTTTTTCGTCCGTGTTTTCTTCGCGTTGGGTTCCGGCCGTTCTTGGTTTTCAAACGGCTCAGTGGCGTCCCAAAGCGCACTATCTTCAATATTGCTCATACGTGGTCCTCTTTATGAGATTCGCACGCCTGCGTGATTTATCTCACGACCGGACGAACGGGTCAACGATTTGTTCCAGAGCCGCAAGCATTTTCTTGGCCTGCGAAATACTGCCGCAGTTTCGGGCGAACTGGGAGGCCAGCATCAGGCCGTCGTGCTCCTTGGTCTTTTTGATCGCGCACGCGCCGGTCCCGTTGGAAGAAACTTTGGCCGTCGCGCAAACGGTCCGGCGACGCTTGTTGAACTTGCGCAGCACAACGGACGCCTGGCCGCTAGAAATCGTGATTCCGTTCCGCGCCATCTCGTCGATGATTTCCTTGGGTCGCACGATCTTGCCTTCGGCGCGGCGCTGAGCGATGAACGCCCGCATGAGATCGGCTTTGGTTGGCTTATACGTCTTGAACGCCATGGTCTGCTCCTGCTGACAACTTTTGTGGTTTTGGACTAATCGCGCCACGCACATACGTAGCGCGAGACTGAATTCCACCATACTGCGGGAAATTCAGAATGCAACGCGCCAAAAAATTTAGCGCAAATTACCGCTCGCTTGCCGTTTGACCACCTGCCTTTGTGCACGAAACGCACAAGAGAGGTAACGGCGCGACACTGGCTGGGCTTACGTCGAGCTGATGCTGGCGGTCTGCGCCTTCATCCGCATGGCGTCTAGCCGCTCGCGCACTTCGAGCGGGCCCTTAGATATCTTTTGATCTTCGGCTTTGGGTTTGGTTGCCGCCGGTGGGCATGTGCAACCAGGTCCCCGCAGCAAACCGTCGTTCAACTCCGGCCACAGCTCGAGACTGTGAACCGCGGCCATCAAGTTCCAGATTGCGTGCGGCAGGTGATCTTCTGATCGGTCGCCGCTCAAGAACGCGTAGACGTGCGCGATGCCGTGATTGAGTAGATCCGTGACCGGCATTCCGTTTTCCCAATTCGCGGCGCCAAACTTGCGCGCGCCCTCAGCGTACGTTCGGGCCAGCGCCCGCATCGCAATCGGGCTGATCAAGTCCCAGCGCTCCTCGTCGCGGTCTGCGGAGCGAACCGCGCCGGTGTCGAAGTGGTGCCTGGCTTCATTCGCCATTTTTGATCTCGGGGTTGAACAGGAAATAGAACCGCGGACTGTCCACGTAAATCAGCGTACCGAGCTGCCCGGTTTCTTTGTGCACTGCAGTGACATAAGGCGGGGCGTTCTCGACGAGATTGAACGTAGCATTAAACTCGTCTTCATTCCAGACACTGGGGTAGGTTTCTTCTAACGCCGCGCGCGCTTCTCCAGCCTCGAGGTGCCCGTACTGATTGTCGAGCAGCTGTTGCAGCGTGTCGTTGTCGGCGGCGATAGAGATCTCGGTGGTATCGCTTTTTGAATTGTCAGCCATTGTCGCTGTTGTCTGGTTGTGCTTGGGTTGATTTGTTAATCTCCTCTTGCCTTGCTTTGATTTGGCGTGCCAGTTCGGCGGCGTAGTTGTCGTACATCTGGAGTTGGTTGACCAGATCACGGTGTACGTCGAAATTGAAAGCGGCGAGTCTCTTCAGCAAGGTCAGTAGACTGCCTGCATACGGAGGCTGCGGGTTACGCAGACGCAGCAGGCCGGACGGAATATTTTCTGGCTGCGTATTCCAAAGCGGAATAATCGCAACGCCGTGCAGTTCGGGCACAGCAGCCAAAATAGAATTGCAGAAGTCGTCTGCGCGCTTGAACAGTTCGACGTCAAAGGGAAGACGGTCGGACTGAATCTCCGGTTTCTGATCCTCGCTCATAATCGACTCCTTCGAGAGGCGGCACGTAACGCATACGGGGCGGCAGAAGTCCGTCGACGAGGTTTGAGAGCCGCGTTGCCGCGAGCCCGTAGACCACCAGACGGACGCCAGTGCCGATCGTAACGCCGATCGTGTCACCTGCCAAGAGCGCAACCAGCAGCCAGAACGGCACGTGGTAGCTCTTGCAGAAGGGGCACATCAGCAGCTCCAAAACCCGGCCCTTAAAAGACTCGGGTTCCGTTACATCCTGATGTGCTTCAGCCAACGCGCGAAGGTTGGCAAAAATCGACCCCCTGTGCCACACCTCAATAATTGCGCCGGTGGCCAGGACAACCGCGAGAAAATCCAGGAGCATAATGTCCTCTGCGTTATCGCCGGGCGCGCTGAGCGCCTCGGTCCATGCTGTTGCAAATTGCCAGCATAGCGTAGGCCGCCATTAGTGCGGCGATCAAGCCGCCCAAGCCCACAGTTCCCGCGACTAGGCAGATCAGGGCACCGACGACAAGGACGCCGCCAGTTGCCAAAAACAACCCTCCAAAATCAGTTTCGTTCATGGTGCGTAGGTATCTCCGTGTGGCCACACCTGGGTCTTACCGGTGTCCGTGGGTGGACAACCGTTCTCGACCTGTTGGTAATCAGGCAGTGGCAACGGTGCTTCGAGGCTGAGGTGGTGCGCCATATTTTGCCACAGCGATACCTGTGGGCCCGGGCCGCGCAACGTGCTCCGAATATCGGGTTGGCGTCGTTCTTGGTAGAGCTTCGCGCTGTGTCCAACTGATGCCATCGTATTCTCCCGTAGGCAACCTGGCAGAGCCACGGTCTAGTATACTCTGCCAGGTTGCGTGTTACGGTTCAGCTTTTCTCGGCGTTGCCAGAGAGAAGTTGAAAGAGCCCGCAGACAATCGTCGTTGCGCAGCGCAGGCCTTCGGCGGCGATAATGTTCACGCCGTCTTCCAGCCACTGCAGCTCAGCGACTACATCGTCGGACTCCCGCACACTGTCACGGGTTTGATACTGGGACATATGGCACCAGAGATAAAAGAGCGGGTGGTGAGTCCGCTGGAATCAGCAGCTTGCGAGGTCACCCACACGGGTGTTCGTTCGCTGCTCACAGAACTAACGTCGATTGACGTGACGGACCAGGCGTCCGCACAGGAACGGATGCACGTACTCAAGGCGTTAGCCGAGCAGCGTGCTTTTCCGTCGCTCGAGCCGATCTTGCCGTTGGTGTTAAACCTAAACGGTAAACCGTACTCTATTCACGATCATTTTCCATTTGCGCCCTTGTTCAGGGTGCTCATGCCGAAGTCGCAGGTCTGGAAAACCGGCCGACAGCTTTCAAAATCCACCTCGTTGGCGGCGCACGGTGTTGTGGTAGCCAACAGCATTCCGTTCTTTAAAACGCTGTATGTAACGCCGTTGTTTGAACAGATTCGTCGGTTCAGCAACAACTACGTGCGAAGCTTTATTGACCAGTCGCCGATTAAGGCGCAGTGGTGCGGCACTGAGACAGACAACAACGTGCTTCAGCGGTCGTTCCGCAACAAGAGCATGATGTTGTTCAGTTATGCAATGCTTGACGCCGACCGGGTTCGTGGTGTCTCCAGCGACCGGATGTGTATTGACGAAGTCCAGGACATGGACCCCGATCATATTCCGATTATCCAAGAGACCATGTCGTATTCCCGGTTTGCGATGAGTCATTTCACGGGCACCCCAAAGACCCTAGACAACCCCCTAGAGGGGTTATATCAGCGCAGCTCGGCTGCGGAGTGGTTTATCCCGTGCGCGCACTGTCGACACTGGAACATTCCATCGCGAGAACACGACCTTGACGCAATGATCGGCCCGTATCGAGACGACATCAGCGAGAAGGCGCCCGCTACGGTCTGCGCTAAATGTCAGAAGCCGATTAATCCAAGGCACGGCCGCTGGGTCCATCGACATCCGGATCGTCGATGGGTCTTCGCGGGATATCACGTGCCGCAGATCTTGCTCCCGCTCCACTACGCCGACCCGGATAAATGGGCGACGCTGCTCATGAAACGGGAAGGCTTCAATTACACGCCTGCGCAGTTCTACAACGAGGTGCTTGGCGAAAGCATTGACGCGGGCCAGAAACTTGTGACCGAGACGGACCTGAGAAACGCCTGCCTGCTTCCGTGGGAGAACAAACGCGAGCCAGAGCCAGCCTGCCTCGAGAACATTGACTACTACAAACACCGCATCCTGGCCATCGACTGGGGTGGCGGTGGCGAAGCGGGTATATCGTTTACGGTGGTCTCTGTTCTCGGCTTCCGCCACGACGGCGTAATTGACGTCTTGTGGGGTAAGCGCCTGATGATGGGCGGCGAGCATCTGGCTGAAGCTGTTGAGTGCATGAAGTACTCACAGCTGTTCAAGTGCGACTTTGTGGCGCACGACTACACCGGCGCCGGAACTGTGCGCGAGACCGTGATGGTGCAGGCCGGATTCAACCTGGACCGGGTCATGGCGCTGCGCCTCTGTCGCTCGGCGGCGCAGGACTTGATGGTGTACAAGGAGCCGACTCCGTTTAATCACCGGGCGCATTACAGCCTGGATAAAACTAGGTCGCTCTTGTACACCTGCCAGGCAATTAAACTGCAGCAGGTTCGTTTTTTCCAGTACGACTGGGTGTCGCAAGACAATCCCGGCCTGATCGCCGATTTCCTGGCGTTGGTTGAAAACAAAGCTGAAAGCCGCAGCTCCGGCGACATCTACACGATCACGCGCAACGTGCTGCTCTCAGACGACTTTGCGCAGAGCGTTAACTTTGGCGTGAACGCGCTGTGGCACATTAACCAGGCGCTTCCAAACTTCGCCGAGATCGCCGGGCTCGGGCGCATCAGCGCGCAGCTGGCGGCCCAAGAAGCTGCAGGCGATTGGGCCGATGACGACCTGGGCGATAAGTTCTTCAGCGGGTACTGAATAGATATCTATCAGACCGGCATAGTCTGCCACCTGTTGATTGCGCGCCAGTCAACCCCGGCATTGGGCATTAGAGGCGCTCGGCGTATTCGCTAATTCGGGCGGCCAGCTCGTCAAAGCTTTCGCCGCTGTCGTTAAGTTCGGCCAGCTCTTCACAACCAGACTTGGAGATACCCGCCCACTTCTGAATTGTCACCGGCGGGATCTCGTGATCAGTGCCGAACATGTACAGCTCGCCTTTGCTGTCGCCTTTGAACGGGTGCCCTGGTATGAATTTGGACTCGAGCTGGCTGTCGTGGTTCTTTTCTTGCAGGTACAACTCGCAGAGCACGCCCAGGCAGCAGTGCGCGTCCTGACCAGACTCGTATTTTTGTTTGAGCAGGTGTGTGCCTTGCGTGTATTGCCCCGAGCGCAGAGCCGCAGTCCAGCGTTCGGCAATGGCGGCATCCATGGCTAGTTGCACCTCCAGCAGTAGTCCTTGAGATACTCGCGCACCGTGCGCCGATCGGAAATACGACAGGCAAAAATCGCCTGCACGGCACCCACCGCGGCCAGGTGCAGCGCGTCGGCCGCCTTGGTGCAGTCCATGCTGCTGGCGTACAGCTCCCAGCCGTCGCCAGACATCGGGATGCTGGTGTCCTTGTCGTTGATCACGTCCCAGAGAATTCTCTGGAAAACGCCGTCCGGTTCCGTGTCGAGAGCGCCATACTCGCGATACATCACTTGAATAGATTCGAAATGCTTGACGGCGGCCCTGACGGCCTCAAACCCAACTGCGGGTTTGGTTTCTGTCACGAGGTTTGCTCTTTCTCGGGTTGCGGGATGTAGGTATGCCGCGTCTCTGCGTGCATTTTCTCTCCCTTTCGACTGGTCACGAAATCGATGATGTCAGACCCCAAAAGATACAGCCGCTTTCCGGCGCGATAAGTCTTCAAACCAGCGCGGCGGGCCTCTCGAAATGAGGCGTCGCGCCAACCCATGCGGGCCTTTGCTTCATCAAGACGATAAAGCGCATCGGGGATAATGGCGCCGACGGCGCTGTACTGTGGCTTATTTTTCATGCCGCCACCTCGGCCGTCAGCCGCGCGGCGGCGAGGGCCGCGTCGTACTGGGCCTTGGCGATAATCTTCACGCGCACGGCGTTGGAAATCTCGTCCAGGTAATCGGCGTACTGCTGATCAGTCGTGACCAGTGCTTCGGCCGAGCTGTAGCTGTGCGGCTTATTGGTGAGCGGGTTGTCGCCCGACTTCATGATCCGGTCGATCGCGCCCAGCTTGACACTGTGGCGCCGGTTCTCGAGGTCCATCTCGCGCTTCACGGCGTCCGCCAGGGCGAGGCCGCAGTCCTGAATCTGCTTCACGTAGTCCATGAGGTTCTCCTTCTTGGTGTGGTTAGGGTCACTCGGCAGCCCAGCCGCCTACGAACCACTTGATTCCGTAGTCGACCTGCTTGGTGCTGTAGATCTTGGCCGCCTGCTTGATGTCAAACTCCTGCATCTTTGTGCAGGCTTTTTCCAGGGCATCGTAGCCGCGCTTGCGCAGCTTCAGCAGGCGCTTTAGCTCGGTGTAGTCGGCTGCGGTCGGCAGTTCAGCCTTGACGTCCTGAAGCTTTTCAGTGACGAACAGGTCGATCTGTCGGCGCAGCCCGACATACGACTGCGATTTGTTTGAATATTCCGTGTACAGCGCGATCGCTTTAGCCTTGTGCGCCTCGGTAAGCTGGTCCGCCGCGATCACGCGCGTGTTACCGTTTTCAAACACGGTGGTGACGCTGCGCAAAGTCACCTTGCCCGCGAGCAGCCCGACGCCAAAACGCAGCGGCTTGCCGTTGTAGGTCGGCTGCTTGTCGTCTTCAGTGCGGACGTCGCGGAACTTTACGGCCCGCGCTTCTTGCCACTTTTGGGTGTTATTGATGACGTGATCGTAGGCCGCCTTCTCCGTGTCGAAGAATCTGTCCTCGATGATCAGGCCGCTGGTAGTGGTCAATGTGCCGTTGTAAGCGTCGGCGCCGTGCTCGTGCAAAAGATCGTTGATATAAGCGTCGTACTGCAGACGCAATTCTTTAGTGGTGATGTTGCCGTCAAACGTGGTGTTTGAAAAGCACGCGCCCATCAGTCCTCCTGGTTAAGATCGCGCAGGGATTGCTGCTCCCGGCGTGTAGGAATTCTCTTGGGAAACTTCTCAGGGTGGCACAGCTGGCACGACGCCCGGTTGCAACCGATGTGCGTCTTGCGAAACCGGCCTGGGGTGCGCGGGGAGTCTTCGTAAGCGGAGACATACTGCCGCTCCCGACGCGCGACGATGTGTTGTTCTTCGTGGTACCGTTTCATGTCTCCTCCTCCTCAGTGTGGCAGAGAACGACCGTCTTGCAGCCGCACTGCTGGGCCATCTTGACGACTTCTACGGCGTAGACCGAGACAATCTTGTTTCGGTCGAGCAAACCCGCGGAGATCAGCGCCTGGAGCCCTAGCCGGGCAAGCCCGTGGCGGCGGCATTCCGAATCAGTAAAGCACTCGATTGTCTGCGCCATCACGGGGTTGCCCTTGAATTTTTCGGGCCACATCCGGGTGCCGACCCAGCTGACGAACATGCCGTTCTGCCAGACCATCGCCAGCCACATGGGCGGGTGATCGCCCGGTTCCGGCTTGACGTAGCGCTTAATCAGCTCTTTTTGAATCGAACTGTCGCTACCAGAGTCCGGCCAGGACAAGCGGCTCATGATGGCCGTCACGTCCGTAAGCGCCAGTTGATTGATATCTTTGATTCGGATTTCGAAATTCATAACGCGTCTCCATACGATAATTATTTTATCGCACGGGCAAGCGTTAACTTCAGCCTGCTTGGCGGTATTCGCGCAGCTGTTCTTGGGCTGCGCTGCGCCTCCGCTGCTCGCCGTGCAGGCGATTGTCGCGGCAATAGCCACAGCTACCGTGGCAGCGGCAGCTTGTGTCGAATCGTTTCGAGCCCGTGTAAGGGCGTTTGCGTGTGCGGGACATGCGTCACCTTTTCTTGGGTGGGCGTTTCTTACCGAGAATCTTGTACGGCCTGTTGACGAAGTTCGGCAGGTCGAGCGTGCGCCACTTGGTCAGCGGCAGCACGACAAACCCGCCCTCCTTGATACTGATCGCCTCGATCCATTTCTTGCGGCCGCGGGCGCAGTACCGCTGGAACCGGAACGGTCCTTTGGCCGCCATAGACGATTTTACCTTTTTGCCGGTCTCGTCACGCATGACGTAGTACGGCCCGCCGCTGGCCCGGAACACGTCGCCCTTGCTGAGCACGACGCGCTCGGAGACCTGATACTCGTCGTGCTCGACGGTTTGCATGTCAGTCTCCCAGGGAAATGAACACGTCGTTGGGGAGCGCGTCGAGGGCAGCCAGCGCTTCTCGAAAAGCGTTGTGGGCGCTGAGCAGCTCAGGGTCCTCGTCATCGTCTTGCCGCCAGTCCACCCACGCGGCTTCAATAACGTGGCGCACGTGACCCTTATACGCAAACGTGTTGGCGTTGTTGCCCCAAGACAAATCGCTGTCCGCGAGGCGTGTTACGACAAAATCGTAAAGCGTTTCTGGCAACCCGGCGCACACGTCCAACAAGGGTACGTGTTTCAGTGTTTGAACGGTCAGTGTCAAGCTCATTCAAGCCTCAGTGGTAAGCCCAGGCCGCGCATCGCCAGCAGCGCTTCCGCGTTGCCTCTAGCGTCGTGCACCGGGTTGTGATCGTGCTTAGTCTTGCGTAGATGTTTCCACCGCGCGTACGGGTCTTTCACTAAGCCGCAGTACAGGTCGCCGATCCGCCGGGCCGAATAGCCGAACGGGTTCTCGCCCAGGTACTTGTGGAAGTAATAGTTGATCCACTGCCAATCAAAGGCCGGATTGTCCGACACGAAAATCGGGCGACCCTTAGAGCTGGCGCGAATCCATTCGGCAAACCGAGCCATAACAGTCGCCGGATCCTCGAACGTCTCGTGCTGCGCCCGGCAGATTCCGCTAATAGCCGCTGCGGCCAGGTTCGTGCGCTCCGAGATCGGCGCCGTTTCGCCGTAGAACGTCTTGTCCAGGCTCTCGTTCACGACGACTGCGCCAAAGCAGATCATCGAAAACTCCGGCGGAATCGGCCCGTCGGCCTCTACGTCAACTACGATCCAGCTCATGCAAGCTCCCTGCACTAACAAGGCTGCCGAGCACGCCGTCTTCGGTTGTGACGAAATAGTAGCCCGTCTTCTCTGTCTCGGCGTTCAGCCGCGCTTCCCGAACGACGCGCACTGTTTCGCCTTGCTGAAATACAGACGGCGCCGATGAGCCGAACAGCGGGCGATACATGTAAAGTTGGCCGATGATGATGTCGTGTGTCATGGTTTTGTTTACGGTACGGGCCACTTGTAGGGAAGGTCCGGCTTCACGAGCCAGCCGAACCGGGTGTAGTAGTCCTTGTCCTTGCGCAGGAGGTTGGACCGGTGGCTGGTCATGATACCCCAGTCGCGCATCCACGGCGGATACCGCGCGGGCTCGTCGGGATTACGCAGCTGCCGAACAACCTCGAGAAACTCCTCGAGCAGTTTGTCCTTATAGCCGCGGCGTCGGCATTCGAACGCCATGTGGACTGAATAGATCGCCAGGGCCAGCTCGTGTCCGCGCCACATGCGGACCGCCGGGTGATTCTGCCAGGCCTTGCTGCCCGTTGGCTTATGGGCGCCGACTGATACGCCGAGCGCCAGAAGAATCTGCTTGCATTCGACGGCTTGTTTAAAAAGCCTTTTGTTGTCGAGCACATATGCGCACTTGTTAAAGCGCGCAAAGGGCAGAAAAGTTTGCACTACTCCTCGCTGTGTTTGTCCTCATACCAGTCGTCGTCATCGTCTTCTTCGTCTTCGTAATCGTCGGTTCCGGCGTCCCAGTCCTGGTCGTCATCGTCCTCGTCGTCTTCCTCGTCCTCTTCTTCCTCGTCTTCGTCCTCGTCCTCGTCTTCATCGTCGTCGAGGTACCAGTCCGGCGCGGCTGGGGGCGAGTAATCTTCGTCCTCGTCTTCGTCCTCGTCATCGGATTCATGGACAAATTGCCACTCCTCCTCGAGAAAGTCGTCGTCTAAACCGTCGTCGTAACGAGCGTAAAACTTCGCCAGTTCGTTGTACTGCTCGAACGAAACCACGTCGTCATCCAAATTCGCGCGCATCGGTTGTGTAGTCGCTCCAGAAACGATCGCACCAGTCTTTGTTAATTAATAGCCCAGGCATATTGTGAACGTTTTGGTCGCCATACAACAAACCGTTGCGACTAAATAACTCTTTAACTGCTTGCCAGTTCGGGACAATTCCACCGGCAGAAACACAATACCTTTCCAGGGCGCGCTGATTCAACCACCAGTGCTGCTTGTTGCGCAAGAGGTAATTGCCCGCCTGGTCTTTGCGCCGCGGCCGGGGAAGGATATCGAGTTTTCCCGCGATTATGCCGAAGTTGACCACTTCCATCAGGGCCTCGTGGGCCCGGTCGGAGGTGACCAATCGGTTGCTGGCGCAGGCCAGGTTGAACGTCGCGCCATAGATATCTTTGAGCCACTCCGCCAGGTCCTCGAGCACGGCGACCGTAAGGCTTTCTTTCTGCGTGACCAACTGCACCCGGCGCTGGAGAGTGCGCTGGATATAACTGGGCAGGACATGCCGCAGCGCCGAAAAATCTGGCAAATCGGCGGGCGCTGTTCCCCGAATCCACTGCCACCCGTAGCCTGGCGCCAGGCCAGCCGTATGGTCGTCTAGTCTGACAAACCCAGGTCCGGCAGGAACGCGCAGCACGCTTCGGCACAGCGTGACGTCGCTAAACGCGTGCGCGGCAAACAACGGCCAGTGCGCCTCTTCCGCTGCCTTCCGAATAGCGGTAGAGGCGTTGTGCTTACTCACACCCGCCGAGCGAATTTCTGGGCAGCTCAGGCTGGCGCCCAGGGCAACGGCGGCAGCGTACCCCTCGCCAGACAGCGCGGTCATGGTCGCTGGCCTGCCGACAACCGGCGCCAGCAGGTCAGCGGTGAAGGCGGCAAACACCGTCCAAAGGTAAGCGTTCTCGTAGCTCGGCGTCAGCAAGTGCCGGATCGGGAGCGGCGCGACCGGCAACGGTTCCGGAAAGTCAGGCACGTCGCGATTGATCTGCGGATAAGGAAAGCGCGTGACGCTGCCGTCGTTCTCAATTGCATAGCTTTTAAAGCAGAACTGATGCGTCCGCTCGTTCCAGCCGCTACGCCCAGAAACATGCGCGATCTCGGGCTCGTGCAGGCGTAAGGCCAGCATGCAGCTCCGCGCGTTCCAGGTCCGATCGTAAAGGATCAGGATGTCCTCAGCTGCGGCGTGTTGCGCGGCATAGGCTAAAAGTCCCATCCGCTCGATGCGATCCGCGGTGTCGGCAAACTCCAGTGTCTTTTCGCCAGTTCGTATTGTGCCGACGTATAGCCGCTCGCCGTTTTCCGCGTGAACAATCTTGTCGATTTGGATTTGAGCATTGACGATCTGATGATTAGTGTGCGTCCACCAACAACCAATTCGCTCGATAACAACCGACCGCTTTTGCGTAACTTTGGTGGGAATGTTCAGCCCGGTCTCGACCTGCGTCAGCAGCCGCCCGCAGAAGTCCGGCGACAAGTTGTGCTTTCTGGTGCGGAAGAAGTGCTGGAGCTTGTCGATGTCGACGGTGAGTTTTGTCACAAACGCCGACGCCGCAGTCTCGTTGGTGTTGGCGAGGACGTGCTCCAGTGCCTGCTGCCAGGTCTGGGCGCGCTGCCGGATCTGGGCCAGCCGCGTCAGGGTCCGAGACGGGGTGGCCGTTCGCTCGACGGCTTCGGGCGGCGCAACACACACGTATCCTTTCGCTGCGTTGGCCTGAGAGATAACCTCCGGCGTATAGCTCGCGGCGTGAAACATTCGCGGAGTGGAACTGAATGACTGCCAGTTCCGGCCGGTGCTCGTCGCCTCTGGTCCGCCGTAGCTGGCGGCCATGGGAAGCATGTTCAGTCCGGCTTTGAGCTGCGCCGTCTGAACTTTGAGCATCCAGAATGGGTCGTCCGTTACAAAGTACGAGTTGCGCAGCGCAACCGGACTCGGCAGGAGCACTGTCTGCAGGAGATAATATCCCGCCTCCGCCTTGCGTTTGATGTGCGAGGTAATCGGTACAAACGTACGGCGGGACATGAACTCGTCGTTGTACTGAACGAGCAGCATCCCGGTCAGGCGGCCTGGCAAGTCGTAGTACGGCAGCACGAGACTCGGCCCGTGCTCGCGCATTCGGGGCGGCGTCGCTTTGCCTACCGCCCGGCAGAACTCGGCGACCTGGTCGGGGTGGGCCACGCCAAGCAGGTCATCACAGGCTGGCACGGCGCTGTCGAGCCCAAGCTCGCGCTGGCGGCACGCAATGACGTCGTCGTGGTGATTCCAGGCCTGGCTGGCAGCTACGGCCCAAAACGCCTCGGCCTCAGCCAGCCGGTTGACCGCGCGGAGATACTCGCCTGAAATGCGGTCAACTTCGCCGCGGGAGGCCATACCCTGGTCGGCAAAACGTGTTAATGCCTCGGCAAGGCTTATGTTCCAGATCCGCGCGCCAAAGGTTATGATATCTCCATGCGCACGGCAGCCTTCGCAGTGCGCCCAAACGCCATCGCAGACCACGTCGTCAAACAAATAAAGGCTGGGCTGCTGGCAAAACGGACAATCGATAACGGCCGGGAAAGCGGGCTTTTCCGGCAGTATGCCCAGTGCCGACAGGGCGTTGAGATGGTTGTGTCGGCGGACCAGGGAAGTAGGTAACGAAGCCATGTCAAACCCGCTCGATCAGACTCAGGACATCAGTGGCCGCGAGACCCATCGGCTGACCGCGCTTTTCCCGCCGCCGGATTTCGTTAAGGCTGCCAGCCAGGATCGCGTTGCCGGGGGTAATGACCTCCAGCGCCACATGTACGCCGATCCGCTTGCCAAACTTTATCCGTGTCATACCGCGCCCGCAACGTGGGTGTCTGCCCTCTTCTTCGAGGACAAGCGCGCGTCGTTTGATGCGGGCCGGGCCCAGAAGATCGAAGAGCGGCTCGACGCCGCTGCCAGCTATTTTGGCATTGCGGGCCTTGTGAAAGAACTGCGTAACAAGGCCGCGGCCGTGGCCGGGGCTGATCTGAACAGTCTGCCGGACAGCGACTTCGCCATTGTCTGGGCTGATGAGGTCGGGAACAAAGATCGCCACTGGCCCCTGCGCAACGCCACCGAGGTGAAGTTCGCGGCCGCCCATTTCCGGACGCACCGCGATCAGTTCACTTTCGCCGACCGGCACACGATCGCCACCAAGATCCTCGAGAAGGCGGCCGCCTACGACGCTGACGTCAGCGAAGCCAACGACGCGCTGCACCTGGCCGCTGGCCGAGGGGCGTGCGCGGCGAAGGTTGCGGCGCAGATGCTGCGCGGCCGGGCCAGCCTCGTCGCCCACAGCCAGAAGGAACTGGCCGCGGAGATGACGAAGCTGGCCGCCGTGGTCGAGGCCAACCCCGAGGAAGCCAGGGGCGAGGCGCTGCGACTCAAGCTGGCCGCCGCGGTCGATGAATACGACCGGGCGACCGGCCTGCACCGGTTCTATGACGAGGGCGGCCTCGAGCGGCCCGAGGAAATCCTGTTCGCGATCACCGAGAAGGTGGCCAGCGACTTCATGAAGGCCCACGTCGAGACGACCACGGGCAACGTCTACAACCTCGAGGATCTCGAGAAGCTCGCCGAAGACGATGTCCGGTCCTGGATGGGCGACGAGTTCGCGGACGCCGTCACGGCCGGAGGCGTGTACCTCGACCGGGACAAGCTCGCGGCGATCGTGCCCACCCTGGACCGGGGCATGGCCTCGACGCTCGACCGCCTGGCGGCCGAGAAGGGCCTGTCGCCCGCTGTGAAGTCAGCGGCGGCTGACAGCCTTCTTCCGCTCGAACGACTTTACGAACTCGCTGGCGGTTGATCGCCCGGTACCTTCCTTCAGCGCGTCCTTGTCCAGCATCTGCATGAGCTGCGGCACGTCCTTGTCCTGCGCGAGCAGCATGGTCGCGATCTGCTTGATGCCGTAGATCGTAGCCTGCCGCACGCAGGGACGCCGCTGCTTGCGGTTGAAGATGGCGCACAGGAGGGCCACGGCGTCGAACAAACCGCCGTCCTTGAGCAGCGTCTCCGGCGTGATCTGGGCGACGATCCTATCCTCTTTGGCCTTGATCTTGGTGTTGGTCTTGGCCTTTGTCTTTGGCTTGGTCTTCGTCTTGGTCGCGGGCATGCGCGGACTCCTTCGGTGTAAGGGGGCGGGCGGAAAAGATATCTTTAGACAGGCCCCCGAAGCTGTCCGGATCAATCATCTGCGAAGAGATGCCCATCCGTTCTGGAGCGGGCGGCGCAGACTGCTGCTCGATTTCTGCGTCGAGCATTGCGCAATAGTGCTGATATTCTTGCCAGTCGAAGAATGACTGGCGTTCTTCGTCAGTCGGTCCGTATGGGTCGTCAATCAGCCGGTCGTTCCAGCCCATTGCTGTTTTCTTTTTCCCTCCGTTGCCGCCAGGTCGCGGCTAACTCGGCCCGCACCACAGGCACCATATCGGGCGCCTCGATGCCTAACCGCACGCGGTCTCCAATGATTTCTACGACGGTGATCTTGATATCGTGGCCGACCAGAATTTTTTCGTTCCGCTTTCGCGACAGAACGAGCATGTTGTCCCTTTCCGCCTAGCGCTGCACAGAGTCGTTCAGCAGCTGGGCCACGGACTGTGTGTTTCCATTTGTAAGCTGCAGCGCGGCCAGTTGCGCCGCCAGAATCTGCGTTTTGGTCCGGATCGTCTCGTTGATCTCGGCCGTTTTTCCCTGCTCCAGGTCGTAAACAGCGGAGAACATCTCAGGGTCGTCCGAGAAGTCGCCAATCGACGGCGAGATACGGGCTTTGCGTAGCGCGATCCGCAGGACGTCAGGTGCGTTGATGATGCCTTCCTGATCGAGGACTGCGCCGATGTAGGCCCTGATCTCGCTGCTGAAGGGCTCTTTGTCGTCGTCCTCTGGCGGCGCGATTAGCATTGACTCGGTGATACCCCAAGCGACGTCTTCGGCGTCGGCCGGGTCGAACGTCTGCGGATTGTAGGTGTCGCCGTTCAGGACATTGCAGAACTCCACAAAGTCGGGGAGCGACTTGTGAAATCTGTCTGTCGTCAAGATTTGAATGGCCACCAAGAGTTTGTCGAGCGACAGTTGGGGCAAATCGACGTCAAACTCTTCCTCGATCTCCAAGGCGATTGTGGAGGCGTCCCACTCCAGGGCCTCCATTTCAAACCGGTCTAGGAACAGCGTCAGAAGCACCGACGCAAAGGTTTCACGGCTCGTCCACGCTTCCTGGAGGATGTTCTTCGACATTGGCGTTCCTTTTCCTGATCTTCGCGATCGCCCGGTGGTGGAGCGTCACCAAATTGTACCCAATGGTCTCCACCGGAGCGGCGGGCAGCGTCTCCACGACGTCTCCGCTGGTCAGGTCCAACCAACCGTGATGTCCCGTCCAGGTGCACCAGTTTCCATCGGCAAAGGCCAGTGTTTCCCATTGATCTTGGTTGGTATCGATGTCCTCGTTGTAATGCTCCAGAATCGTCTGCCGTTTGCTCGGCGTGAGAAAGGCCAGCCGCTCAAGTAGATCGGCCAGGAGCAGCCGCAAAACTACGTACCGGGGTAGCGGGTCGACCTCGGGATTGGCCTTCTCATTGGCGTAGTTGTAGAAGCGGGAGTGCGCCTTGAGCTGCAGCTTGTCGAGCTTTAAGATTGGCGCTAGACTGGCCAGAGTTACGGTCAATTCCTGGTTTTCGGAGGTTTCCATGAGTGTTTCCATTCTGGACGAGTTGTCGAAGGTCACGAACGGTCGGGCCGACTTTACGGTCACGAGCAGTCGCATTGAAGAATTGCTCGCGGCCAGCACCTCGAACATGGTACTGCAGAAGGCGGCTGAGGCTGGGCTGAATCGCCCGGGCGTCTCGAACGCCAGCGGGCCGTACCCTGTCGACGCCGAAGGTAAGACCGACGACGAGCTGCTTCTCGGTAAGCGCGGGCCTGTCGTTGGCTATCGTCGTGACTTTGTGGTCTTGGCCTCGATCTGAGGCTCGTCGTCTTCTTCGTCTTTCTCTACGCCGTGCACGCTCTCATAGGCGAGCTTGGCAGCGTAGAACTGGGTGACGAGTGGAGCGACTTTGAAGAACCGCTGGATGATATCGACCAGCACATGTTCTTCAAATACCTTCACGATCAGACTATTAAACTTCTCCAGGGCCTCGGGTGTGTAACCCGCGGCCCTGACTTTTTCTAGGCCCTTACTGATCTCGGGGCGCTGGTCGAGCATGTACTGAACGTACCGCGGGTCGATGAAAGACAGGTCGACACCGTAACGTTTGATCATCTTGAGATCTGTGGCCAGCTGAAACACCGGGCGACCGGCGATCTGCGGGTCGTCAGCCGACTGGTGGCGCAACCACTGCAGCGACCATCCGTACGCCTCGAGGTTGTCGTTAGGTTCCCGCATCTTGAAGGGCAGTCGTTTGACAGGTGGCCCTTTGGGGAGCGTGTGTTTTTTCATGGGTCCCTGATAGCAAAGGAAAAAGGAAGCGCCAGTAGCTACGAGCGCGGCTGTGTAACCGGATCACGCACCATGGGTGAATTGGTGGTGTCCGGCTACACAGCCGCGACAAGAGCAGAGAACTGCCGGGGTCAAGCCGCCGGTGACGCGCACCCGCAGCTATCGATCGTGTAGCTGCGAGCCTCGCCAGCATTGCGGAGGCAGACGCCCATGATGGCGTCGAAGTACTCGCCGAAGGCCGGACGCTGATTCGGGTCCTTGCGGTTCAGCACCTCAGCCCGATACAGCCTCAGCCTGTCGTTGCGCTGAGCGGGATCGTCGAGGTCCGGATACTGCGTGGTGACATCGCCTGCAATGTCGGAGCAGGCGTCGTCGATCTCGTCGATGATAGCGGCCTGCGTGTCCACGTCCAAAGACGCGAACGGCAAGCACTCAGGCACGACCATTCCGTTGATGATGCCTTCAATCGTTTCCAGACCCGACCAGCTGATGGCTGTCGCCATGGCAAAACCTCCGTGGTGATGTACCACACATAACAACATAGGTGGTACACCTTATATGCCACGATTTTTGCCAAAATTTAGCAGTCAAAAAGTCAGCTGAACGACCTCGCCGCCGGGCCTCGCGAACGTGATGCGGATCTTCTGCGCGCCGAGCAGTTGTTTCAGCTCGATCTTCTTGTCAGAGCTGAGTGCGCCCAGGCAGCTCTTGATGCGCGCCATCTCCTCGCGTTGCTTCTGCTGGCGCTTGCGCGCGCAGGCGCCGCAGCCAGTCGCCTGTTTCTTGAACAACTCGGCCTTGTTCATCAGGCAGGGAATCGTATCGGCAAACCGCGGGTCAGCGATCATGGTCAGGATTGTGCTGTCTTCGATTGTCACGAGGGGCGTCATCACAAGGTCTCCGAAGAGGAAACGTCAGGCGCCGGTTCGCCACCGATCCACACTGAGCCGCCCGGCAGGAGCGTGTCCATCGTGTCGAGCGTGGCCTTGAGGCTGTTCACGTCGTCGGTCACGTCCTGGATGAACCGCTTAGCCTCAGACCGGCTACGCAGGTGCACGTCGACGTAGTTCAGCCGAAACCACTCTGGTCGGTGCCCGACGATCGGCTCGTCCTCGGGGTACTCGGCCAGGTCAGTCGGCGAGCAGACGTGGCTGAAGGCGCCCTCGCGTTCTCCTGCGCCTGGGCGCATCGGGAGCATCAGATAGGCGAAGATTTTCTCGGGCATTAGCTCGGCGTCTGTCGCCTCGATGCGTACCCGCACGCCGTCAGTGCTGTTGTAGTTGAAAGGGCTGACCGACCACGTGAGCTGCACGCGACGGCCGGAACTTGTGGGCGGCGACTCCGGCGTTTCGGGGGCGTAGAAGTTGATGCCCAGCGTCTCGTTCAGGTCGATGATGCCGCCGAACGAAGACGACACGTTACAGTCGCTCATGCTGCCCTCCTGGCAATATCAGTCATCCGTGTAAAATTAAAGCGGCTCGGACGACCCGGCCTCGTCCAAAGGCAACACAGCGCCGCTGATGTTGACCGCGCCAGGCGTCGTTGCCCGGACGTATCCCAGCGCCAGTCCCTTGGCGTCGGTCAGATCTGGCTGCGTGATTTCCACTCCGTTGCGGTCAGCCATAAGTTCCACGAGCCTGCCGGACACCGGGCGGCCCAGCGAGTCGCGCAACCGAACCTTGACGACGACCGCGGCCACGCCATCGGCTACCGCCTGGTGGTCGTTGCCGAACAGCAACTTGGATTGCGCCGGGTCGGGCGTGCTCATGGAAACTTGACCTTTAACAGCGGAATCGTTGCCGTCTTTCGGTAGTATAGCGTAATTGACTTGATTCTCGGGTCGTTTCGCTTCTGGCGCAGGTATTCGATCAGGGTTTGCAGCGCCGCCGGATTTTCGCTGCGCATCGTCTCCATCAGGGCGAGCGTGGCGTCAAGGCAATCAAACAGCAGCGCAGCTGAGCCCCCGCAGCGGCATGTGCTCTTGGCCGCGCTTTCTAGGTAGGCGGCTTTGCACGCTGTGATCTGCGCCTCGACCGGCGCAAAGGCCGGATTGAGCCGAAAGAAATCGTTGCTGAAGAGCATCTTGGCCAGGTCGTCACGGGTCAGAATCACTACGCTCATCTGGCCCCTCCCGTGGTCGCCTGCCAGGCCGCCGTGCCGAAGTGCGGCTGGCTCGCGCCGCGGCGCGCAACACTCGAGGTGTGAATAAACTGCTTTTGCCGGTTCCAGCCGACAATATCGTAACCGGCCTGGTAGAGCTGCTCGCCGATCGTGTAATCCCCGCCGTTGTGCGTAAGCGTGGCGTCGGGGATATCGGCCGCGCGCAGCGCTTCTGTTTTTATGCAAAAGAAACCACCCGCCACGAAAGCCGTATGATCGCCATTTGGCGCGGGCGTTTTGTTCTTTAGCCGAAATGGGCGACCTTTGTACCAGGGCCGCGCGCGGTAGAGCGCCTGCTGACTAGGCGCCAGCCGAATTGTCATATCGGAGCCAAACAGCCCGGCTTGTGGATTGGCCAGAATCGCCTGAGCCAAGAGCGTGAGCCACTGCTGATTGCGGTCAGCGATCGAGTCGTCGTCAAACCAGAGCAGATAGTTTGTGGTGATCGGGCAGTCGGGGTCATGAAACATCTCGCGCATTACCGGATACTTAAGGGCGTTCTCTGTGTGCCGATAATGCTTTGTGATGATTTTGTGGTCGACCAGCCGGTCCAGCACGGCTGTTGTCTCGGGGCACAGTTCGTTGGATCCCACGCGCAGGTCAATTCGGTTGGGCGGGCAGGTTGAGATAATTGAGTTCAGGCAGCGCATGTGCATCTGGTGGTACTGCTTCGCGCCATAGAACAAAACGCAGACAGTGAACTTTCCACCAATGACCGGGTCTGCATAGATATCTTTGTCGGTGGCGGCGGTGGGTACGGCCGTGTTAGGCGCCGCCGCCACTGTGCGCTCAAACTGCGCCGTCTCGACTAGAGCGGGCGCGACAGCCGGACCCTGTGAAACCGGCTGCTCCGACGGCGCCTGTCGGTAACGTACGACGTCCTCCAAGGATTTGATGGGCGGCAGCGTGCGGTCCTCGTAATAGCTCATAACGGCCTCTACGACGTGTTCCGGGGTGATCATATCCAGGCATTTCGGCACAGCCTGGCCGGGTTTCACAATGGGGTATTTACAGATAGATTGGTCGCCGTTTAGCGGCAGCACCTTGTTCTTCCAGCAGCCGTGGGTCTGGCAGCAGTCCAGGAGCCCGATCGTGTGTAGGAACCGGTGGGGCGCAACCAGCTTCTGGGCCGTCTGCAAGCCGCCTAGACCGGCGTTCTCCCTGACATAGGCCTCCCACCACCAGGCCTCCCTGCCGCCCGCCAAGACGACGCAGGGGCGCTGTAACGCGGCCGCGATGTGCATAGCACCGGTGACCCCGCAGATAACCCCGTCGGCGTGGTAGATCAGCCGCAGCCAGTCGCGCAGCCCGGTGCGCCCGACCAGGTTCAAGGCGCCCTTAATCTCGGGGTGCCAGTGCCCGCGCGCCGCGTCGCCGAGCTGCACGCAGGAGATGCCCAGCGCGCCGAGCTGGTTGATTGTCGACTGCCAGGCCGACTGGTCCCAGACCTTGGCCGTGAAGTCGCTCTTGCCGCCTGATAGAAAAACCCAGTACCGCCCCTGAACGAGCGGGCTGGCTTTCTCCGCCTCAGATAGGTGGAGATCGGGATAGGGCAGCGTCAGCGGAATGCGGACCCTGGCCTGAACCTCGAAGTCGCGATGGAAGTAGTTCAGGAAGTGAACCGTCTCGTGGTTCTGGTCGCGCAGGCCTTTGCCGTAGGTGAGCTTGATATGCTCGACCCCCTTCTGGCCGCGCAGCTCTCGCGCACTGACGATGTACGGGTTGTTCTCCCAGAGAGCCGCGGCGTGTGTGTCGACGGCGATCGCGAACTCGCCCGGCCGGGTCAGGGCGATGTCGCGAATCAGCGCCGTCAAGACGACCGTGTCACCCGGAGCGCGCTTGTGTATTAGAAGGAGACGGCGTTGTGTCATGCAGCGCTTTTTTCTCCGCTTTGCGCGCAGCGGCGATAGCGCGCTTTACGAGCAACTTAGCGCCGATTGCGATAAACGGCAACTGTCGTTTCTCAGCTTCCTCTTGCAACCAGCCGACAATTGTTTCAATGTTCTGCGCGCACCAATCAATCCCGTTCTCGTCCATGATCTTGGCGCGCGTGTTACAAGAGCAAGTGGGCGATGCCTTGATGCCGATTTTTGAAAGAAGTTTTTTGAGTTCTGTACCAGTGCCTTTATCTTTGACCTGGATTTTGCGCCGCGGGTATGCCGTGTGCGTTTCATCGACCGTGATTATGTCGCCATCCTCGCTAACTATGCACGGCCGAACCTCGTCAAGCGTGTAGCCACGTTCTTTGCAGCGAGCCAACAGGTTAGAGATGGTGCAAGTAATCATGGCAGGGGGTTTTCCTCAAATCCCGGACAGTCTTCTGGGCACGCTGCGCAGTTGACGCCGTCGGGGCAGCAGACATAGGTCGGCTCGGGGCAACATCCCGCAGGGCACTCGCGCCCGCCGTCCAGGCAGTTACCAGCTGGGTATTGAACAACTGGCACGCACTCGCCGCCGCAGCATCGCTCGCTCTCGCCAGAGGCTGCTACGCCACCCGCCGTGCCGTCCGAAGAACAACCAAGACCGGGATAATAAATGGTCCCCGGTGGGCAGCAGCCTTGACCGGGCATGAGGGCGTCAAGTGCGGGGTAATAGGTGTAACCAGGCTCAACGCATCCGCAGTCGCCGTTGTTTTGACAAACGCCGCCGCAGCAAGCGCAGGGTCCTATATTGACTGTCCAGCTCATTTAAGCAAGCACTGTAATTGTTGCGTATGTAACTTCAATAGCGCCATTAACGCACGACACGCTGGTGACTACGGTTGCTGTTGTTGTAGGCGGTGGTGGGCCCGGCGGTCCAGATGGGCCTTCCGGTCCAGTGGGGCCTGCAGGGCCAGTGGGTCCCGCTGGGCCGCTGGGGCCGCTAGGTCCATACGGTCCGCTAGGGCCTGCTGGTCCAGACGGTCCATATGGTCCAGTGGGTCCTGCAGGTCCAGTGGGGCCCGCTGGTCCGCTGGGGCCGCTAGGTCCATACGGTCCGCTAGGGCCTGTAGGTCCATATGGTCCAGTGGGGCCTGTAGGTCCATATGGTCCAGTGGGGCCGGTCGGTCCGACGGGGCCGCTAGGTCCATACGGTCCGCTAGGGCCGGTAGGTCCGCTCGGCCCTGTAGGTCCGCTTGGTCCAGTAGGACCAGTGGGCCCTGTAGGTCCGGTTGGCCCTGTAGGTCCGGTTGGGCCTGTCGGGCCAGTAGGGCCTGTTGGTCCTGTAGGTCCGCTTGGTCCTGTAGGTCCGGTTGGTCCGGTTGGGCCTGTCGGGCCAGTAGGACCCGTCGGCCCAGTCGGTCCTGTTGGTCCAGTTGGACCAGTGGGCCCTGTAGGTCCGCTCGGGCCGGTAGGTCCTGTTGGTCCAGTAGGTCCGGTTGGGCCTGTCGGGCCAGTGGGGCCTGTTGGGCCAGTTGGACCAGTCGGTCCTGTTGGTCCAGTCGGTCCTGTTGGTCCAGTCGGACCAGTGGGCCCTGTTGGTCCAGTCGGACCAGTGGGCCCTGTTGGTCCAGTCGGACCTGACGGACCAGTTGGACCTGACGGGCCAGTCGGTCCTGATGGTACTCCCACTTCAATCTGAATATCAAAAATGCACTCGCCGCTCGGTCCAGTTGTCGGCGTGATCGTCAGTGCGCCGGTAGGGCCCGGCGCGTAATAAACCTGAATATCGCCAGAAATCTCTGGACAAATTGCTGTCGGCACCCCGATATCGATCTGAATATCAAAAATGCACTCGCCGCTCGGTCCAGTCGTCGGCGTAATGGTTAGCGCACCGGTTGGCTGTGGTGCGCCATAGACCGAGATATCACCAGAGATTTCGGGGCACAGAGCCGTAGGCACCCCGATATCGATCTGAATATCAAAAATGCACTCGCCGCTCGGTCCGGTTGTTGGTGTGATCGTCAGTGCGCCGGTTGGCTGTGGTGCGCCATAGACCGAGATATCACCAGAGATTTCGGGGCATAGCGCTGTCGGCACCCCGATATCAATTTGGATGTCGAAGATGCACTCGCCGCTAGGCCCAGTCGTCGGCGTAATGGTTAGCGCACCGGTTGGCTGCGGCGCACCATAAACCGATATGTCACCGGAAATTTCTGGACAGGTTGGAACCGGCACCCCGATATCAATCTGAATATCAAAGATGCACTCGCCGCTAGGTCCGGTTGTTGGTGTGATCGTCAGTGCGCCGGTTGGCTGCGGCGCACCATAAACCGATATGTCACCAGAGATTTCAGGGCATAGCGCTGTTGGTACACCAATATCGATCTGGATATCGAAGATGCACTCGCCGCTAGGACCGCTGGTCGGAGTAATAGTCATCGCCCCGGTTGGCTGCGGCGCACCATAAACCGATATGTCACCAGAGATTTCGGGGCACGGTACCGGCACCCCGATATCAATGTTGATATCAAATTCGCAATTGGGCGGGTTGCTGCAGTCGCCTTCTGTGCTGTTGTCGTTGACACCAACACTGATGGTCGGGGCGCCCTGAACAATTGAAATAGCGCCTGTTGCCGTGATGGTTGGACAGACCGGTTTCGGCGTCGGAACAACAATATCTAGCGCGATCTCAAACTCGCAGGGCGCAGGCTCGCCGCCGTCACAGTCTGGCGGCGGATCGACCTTTGTGATTGTTATTTCGCCGGTCGGACTACCGACGCACTCTTCGTAACCGGTGGTTATTGTTACCGGACCGCTTGCAATGACGGGGCACGGCGGTCGCGGGACTGGAATGGTCAGGTCTAGGTCAATCTTAAATTCACACTGAGTAGCATTATCACTCGCGCAATCCGGCGGATTCTCAACTGGAGTAACAGTGATTGCGCCAGTTGGCTCGCCAACGCAATCTTCATAACCAGTCGTGATCGTGACCTCGCCGCCTTCGATGACCGGGCACGGTGGGCGGGGAATCGGAATGGTCAGATCAAGGTCGATGGCGAAACGACAGTTTGCCTGTTCGTTGCTTCCGTTTTCGCCGCAAGAGGTTTCGAGTTTGGTGACCGTAATCGCGCCGGTCGGGCCGTCAACGCAGTCCTCGTAGCCGGTGGTAATTTTGATTGAGCCGCCCGTAATGTCGGGACACGGCACGGGCGGGATCGGAACATTGATGTCCAAGTCGATGAAAAAACGGCACGGATCAGCATCGACTTGCGTGACTGTTGCTACGCTGGGTTCGCTAGATTGAGATTGAATTGAACAATTGTTTTGCTGCTGCACGTTCACAACAACGCGCGTCTCGAACTGTGGGCACGGCGGCGGAGGGGGCTCTCGGGGAACGAGTGGCGGCTGACAATCGAAGATCGGCGGCGGCGGTTCTTTGATCGAGCACTCCGAAACAAAGTCAAAGTCAAGACTCGGAATCGAGTCGACGTTGCACTTGTTCGGATCGAAAAGTGGCGCAGTCATATTACGTCCCGCAATTTCCAACCAGGTTGTTTTGCGCCAAGGCCACGGTCACGGTATTTGTCGCCGAGTTTGCGGTCACAGTGACGCCAGTGCCGCCTACGATGTTGACGTTAGTTCCGCCAATTCCGTTGATTGTAGAAATCGTTTGGTCGCACGCAGGCCCGCCGCTGTAGAAACCAGTTTCTTCGTCAAACGGCTCCCCGTCATACAGCGGCAACTCGCTGCCGTGATCGCACAGCTCAGACCGCGCTGCATCTCCGGCGCCCTGCTCGGCGCCGATGCGGATGTCGTTGAGCCGATCGGTTTGTTTAATTCGGCAATTGTAGCCTTCTTTAATGCGAAGATCGCCCTGCATGCAGACGGCGTTTACTACAATGTCGGCGCTTGCCAGGCTATCGCTGGACGTCTGGCAGTCGCTGGGTGGCAAGGCGCGCACACGGGGAAGATTTCCCAGGTTGACTGAGCGCACATAGCTTTTCACTAAACTCTGAACGCGGCCTGGCTCAAGCGTTCGCTCGCGCGCCGGAAAAGAAAGAGCGCCGCCGTTTTCGTCCAGCAGTGCGATCAGCTCAGTGAGGGGGCCAGGCACCAGAAACCCTTCCCACGCCGGTTCAAAAACGCAGGCAGGATCGATGTCCGCCGCCGCACCCGATTCGTTGAAAACGCTTGTCCACTCATCGCCGTTCTCGGCGCACTCAAACACTAAAGGCACAGCCGCAGCCCCCGGCGCGTCCGTTGCGAACTCAAACCGTACGAGGCCGCTGCTCCGGGTGATTGCAGCCAACCAGATCTCGTGCTCGTTCTGCGAAAACCCGCTGGACAGGCCCATAATGATGCCGCAGTCGACTACTGCGGAGTCGGGCAGCGTCGCGCCAAAATAGTCGATTTTGTAGACGAACGGATACGCGCGGTATTCGTTATCGTTGTAAAACCCTGGACGCGGCATATCACACTACCTTTCGACCGACGGTGTCTATTTTAATGTTTCCGTCTTGCGGGTAGACGCGCAAAACGGTGTCATTAGCGCCGTGTCCGGTGGCGGTGACAATAAAATTGCCGTATTCGTCGGGGCCGCAAGTAACGCCGTCAATTGTGAGCGTTTGCAAGAATGTTTTGGGCTCAAACCGATTGAATTCGTCGCAGATGTAGCGGCTGAACAGCGGCTCGCCAATGATATCTATCCGGATGGTGGTGTCGTCTTCTTTTCGAACGACCACACCGCGGCCGCCCACCAGCCACACGTCGCCCGTCATGATTGGCCCATCGAGCGTCTTCAGCGCGCGGACGCCGGGTTCGCGCGCTGGAATCACGACGGTAGAAACGAACTCGGCCGCGGCGACCGAGAACGTGTGAGTCGCGGCGGGCCAGCCCGAAAATCGCGCGAGCGCAAGCGGCACGGACAAAAGCCGCCCTGCCGGGCGACCAAATTCATCGAACAAATCGAGCACGCCGCTTTCAGGCGGAGACCGCGGATTAAAGCTCGCCGTCGCCCTGTCTTTGTTCGCTACGTCGCCAACGCGAATATCGACTTGCTGCTGGCTAACAAAAATTGACGAGATGTAGGCCTGTCGGCTGCCGCCAATCGTGTAAATCGTCGCGTCAAAAAATGTGTCGCGACCGATGTCCAACTTCTGCTCTGTCGACACAAGGCTGGCGCTGTCTGCAAACGGATAGCGCGAATCAGCCTGCTCGTCTCGGAATTGCGGATAAAGAATGCGCGCGCCAGCCATAACTAATCCTCAATTGTGAACTTGTTGAAGCGGGTGTAGGCGGACAGGCTCAGCAACCCGGCCTGCCCGATTGGGTCGCCGTAGTTGGAAATTGGAACGGCAAAAGACACCGGGGTCACGCTGTCGTCGACTGCCTCGACGGCAACCGTGACCACAACCGTGCTACCCGAAAGTACCGGCGTCGCTGACACGCGGTACCACGTGCCCACAATTGTTTCCATGGCGGCGCTGTACTCAGTCACAAAGCTTGTGCCGTTGAACCTGATCAGCTTGAGTTGCCCGGCGGCGGCGTCGACAAGCGCGGCCAAGTAGCGCGTTGGCGTGCCCAGCGCCGAGCTACCGGGCAGGTAATTGAGAACGATGCCGCCGTTGCGCTGCAGCCCGTCCGCTGTTATTTGAAGCTCAGCCCCGATTGTCTTACCGAGCGCCCAGTCGCTCGCGCAGTTTTTAAACAACGCCAGATTGCGCCCCACGATATTTGCAGCCGAATAAACGTAATGATCTACAAAGTTGTTTTCTGGCGTTGCTGCAAGCGATGACGCTGGATTGCAGGTCTCTGGCGCGCTTACTGATTCAAAAACAAACAGGCCCTCGCGTACTGTAAATGCAGACGCGTCTGCGGCTTCAAAATCAGTGCAGATTGGCGGCAGAATGCAGTAGTCAATTACGCTATCGTCGAAGAGGCTTTCCGACTCAACGACATCGGGAGGCGTCGGCGGGTCGGGCAATTGTGTTGTCGGGTCGTACCATGTGCCGTCGTCAATGCTCTCTGTGCCGGGCGTGCACTTGTCTTGCGGTGTCCGGCGGCGACGGTCGTTGTTGGCAGCGCACGCCTCCGACAGGCCAGTGTTGGAGATAACATCCACGCCGCCGCAGTTTTCAAAAACGGCAGTGTCAAAGCCATCAAACACCAGGTTGATGTTGCCGTCACAGTCAGGCGAGATGCCGTTGATAGTCGCAATCGGCGGCTTGGGGCAGGTGCCGCTTTCAGGGCGCTGACCACAAGGGCCCAGAAACTCACGGAGCGGATTGAAGCCCTGTAGCTCGCCCTCGAGCTTGAAGAGAATTGCGTTGATCGGCGCGCCGTCGACTGTAAGCGCCTGCGCATCAGTGGCAGGAATGTACGTGGCGGTCACGGGCGCCTGCGCCGACAACGTAATGATGCCCTGCAGACTGGTCGCTAAATTCAACTTGCCAAGCGACGGGATCGGCAGCGGACGGTATGGTCTGGCACAGCGCGGCGAAACCAAAGTCTGGATGGGCGTGCTGTAGCGACCGGCAAATTCCTCGTCGAGCCCCGGCCCGAGAACAACCCAGCCAGCCACGCCGTCGGCCAGCGGCGTGATTGCATGATTTACATTTTGTGCGGCTGTGCGCGGCAGCGAGACAGCGGCCACAGTGACTGGCTCTGTGTCATTCAGGTCGGCGGCAATTCCAAAGACTACTGTGACTAGACTGGGCGCGACGGTAACGCCCTGCACAAACAAGTACTGGCCTAGGTTTGATGGAAAGCGGATGTGGCAGTCCGCGAGAATGTCGTCGTGGATCGGCGCGCCTGCGTCGTCAACGCCGGTGCTGCGCTCGTCAAGCGGATAGCGGCGGTTGGCCTGCAGGTCGTACCAGTTTTGATTGCGAATAGCCATTGTCAGCAGTTTCGGATTGTGCCGCCGGACAAGTTACAGTTGAGCGCCGCTGAATCTGTTGCGCTGGCAATTGGCGCGTCATCTTCACATCCGGCTTTTACAGGACTGCCGTTCACTTCGCCGGAAAGTTGCGCTGTGACCTGGTATGGATAGGTTTTTGGGCTAAAGCGCAGGCGAAATTTAACGTAAGCCGAATTACCCACGTCAACTGGCGGCAGCTGCGCTGTGAATGTCGGATACGCGCCCTGGAGATTAAACTCAACACCTGGATAGTTTGGCGCGTGCAAGAAAGTGTATCCGCACTCTAATATCGCGGTAGCGCCTGTTGGAAACGTAGAAAAATCAACTGTCAGCGACCCGTTTTCGGCGCACTGCTGACACTGATTGCAGTACATGATGACCACGTCCATGAGCGGACAATTCTGCGGCGTAAGAATAACCTTAAGAGGTTTCTGCAGGCGGCAATCGCGCTGCTCCGTCCACCGGTCAATATTGCTTTCGTGCAGCAGCTTAACCTCGTGCGAGCGCTTGCCGATTGTTGTATATCGGCTCGCAATTCGGTTCATGTACAGCGCCGTATTAGCGTAGTCGGGGCAGTCGCAGCATGGCGGGCAATTGCTGCCGATGGCTAGCGCTGATTTTCCGTTTGGGCGCACCGGCACTGCGCGACCCATAACGTTGAGCGTCGTCGGCTGACGAATCCAAATGCAATCTGGGCCGGAGAGAACAAGATCTCCGTACTCGTTCGGCGTGCCGCCGTTCAACCGGTAAATCGGTTGCGATGGTTCCTCGGGGCAGTCGTCATACTTTCCTGCGCCCGCGCCCGGCTCTGCGGTAAAAGTGATGTTTGTGTTCTGTCGCAGTCCGCTGGTCGTCGTCGCCGCGTTCGCGATGATCATGTTGTTTCCCGCGGCGAAGATCACGCCAGTCTGCTGCACCGTACCGACCTCCGCATTTTCAGAGACGACCGCGAGAGACCTGAGCCGCTTGGGAATCTTGTAGACGGCGCGCGCGTCCAGGACGGCATTCTCCGGCGTCAGGTGCACCGGCCAGTCCTTCGGCGCGATCTCAAAAGAGGGCGGCCAAGTTTTGTGGACAACCAATCGGCAGACACCGTTTAAACCAATCCATTCGTAGACGTCGTAGTCTTCGCTCCAACTGCGTTTCAGAAACCGGCGGAACTCAGGATCTCCGTCAGCGGGCACGAGCTGCGTCGAGTCGAAGACCGTGTTGTCGTCGGCGTCAACAATCAGAATGTCGGCTTCGTGGACAGGCGTAGGCGCCCAGACAGGGGCCAACCCCGCCTCGCAGCCGACGCCGTAGAGCCACTTGATTCGCAGCGGGTGCGTGCGGACCGTCTCGTCTGCGCTGTAAAATCCGGGATCGTCGTAGGCCAGGTAGAAGTCGGCCAATAGATATCTAACGTCGTCCGACGGCGCGACGAGTGGGTAGTCTAGCCCGCTCTGCGGCTGAACGACGCCAATACCGCCTCGGCCGCCTGGCGTGATGACAGGTTCTTCGCAGCTCATGGCAGCTCCTAGCCACAGGTGTTGCAGCCGGAATCGCCAAGACGGCTTCCCAGGACGACGAGCGACATTTGCGTCACTTCGGATCCAAGCCGCGTGACGAAATTCTGCAGGGTGTTTACGCCATCTCCAAAACGGTCGACCTGCTGCGTCAGCGCGTCTAGCTCTTCGCAGCCGCAGCAGGGCTGGGCGCAGAAGTCGCTGAACACCAGGCCGCCCGTCGTGGGGCTGATTGAAATGCACTCGCCGCCGCTAAAGACATACTCGCCGTCACCAGAGCAAACACCGTTGATGCAGCGAATGCACTCGCCTGTTTCTGGCGTCTCGCAGACGCAGTCCGTGTTTAGGTTTAGTCCGGAGATGGCGCTGAACGTGATGCGCGGGTCGTTGTCTAAGCCGGTTTCGACGGCAATCCGCATATTTGTTCCGGCGACCAACGTCACGTCGCCGTAGACAAAGTCGCTCAGCTCGTTGTTGTTTGACACACGCAACCGGGTGACGCCGCGAATCATCGGGCGCACGGGGTCTGTTTCGAGCAGGCCGCCAGCGGGCGTGAAGTAATACAACCCTGGCGGTAGGGCGTCGATCTCGTCTAGGCGCCCGATGACGACTTCGCCGATTGAGTCAGAAAAGTTGTCGACGCCCGCCAGCGCAAAAGAACGGTTGGGCTGATAAGCAGTTTTGGCGATGTTGGCCGCGGCGACGTCCGGGTTGGCGAGCGTGCTCGTCTCGCCGTCGTCGTAGCCGATGGTGATGTTGTAGCCGGTCGCCGAGATCAACAGGCTCTTAAGGTAGAACTTGGCGGGCTCGATGAGCAGGTCGACGTGCACCGGCAAGTAGAGCGCGACAATGAAGCTATCGGGCAGGCGGATCGTGCCAGTTGTGTCTGTTTTGGTAGCGCGCTCGGTCAGCGGATAGGAGCGCTGCGAGTTATGGTTAAGCCACTGTAGATTCCAATTTCCAACTGGCATGGCTTATTCAGCACCCGGAACGGTAATGACGCCCGACAAGCGCAGCAGTCCAATCTCGCCCGCGTAGCTATCAGCGCTTCCGGCGCGGGCGAGCGTCACAAGAATCGTGTCGCCCTCGGTCACGGCAAACGCTTCGCTGGAAACCTCGATCGGCGTATCGAGAGCGAGGGACGCAGTCGGCAGATCGAAGGCCAGGCTGATCTCGTCGCCCAGGCCCGGCAGCGTGGGCATGCCGACAGTGACCGTACCTGCAGGCCGCGGGAGCTGCCGGTACGACATGGTCATCTCGGGCAGCACGGCGGACGTGCGACCGAAGAGCTGCACGCGGACGCGCATCTCCAGGCTGCTGCCGAGGTTGGCGCCGGGCACGTTGAGCCGGACACGCACCAGAGAGTCCTGGCCCTGCGGAAAACCCAGGTAGGGAATGTCGAGGTACAGTCGCTCAACCGTGTCGGAGAGCCGAATAATCTGCGGCGAAATCTCACGCTCCACGAGCTGGTCATCGTAGGAGATCGTGACTAGACCCTGATGCAGCAGCGTCGCGTCGTCCGAGGGCAGGTCCAGCGCCGTCTTTTCTGCAGTCGTAAGCGTGCGGCTGCGTGTGCCCGTGATTACAAGCGGACCCGCGCCGACACGGACGCCTTCGGCAATCCAGCCTTTGCGAAACTTAAAGTCCGTGGTGATCTGCTTGTAGACTCGGCTTCCCACAACCTCAGTCGGGTCGTCGACCAGCGCCAGGTTTAGTCCCAGCTCCAGGTCGCCCGTCAGCGGCTGCTCTTGGGTTGCCAGCGTCCCGTCGCAGTTAGCGATCGTGATCGGGCTGTCCACCGCGGGCTTGAGGCTGGTGACCACTGAGCGGTCGTTGCCGAAGAGCATACGCAGGTAGACAACGATCACGCGCATCCGCTCTTCGCGCGGGCAGGCGGCGAGCGAGCTGAGCGATTCGCTACTGGAAGTGTCGAGATCAGCGGGCCACGGAACGTCGCCGTAGCAGTCGCTCATCCACCAGATGCCGTTGGCGTCGCAGATGCACAGGCCGTCGGAGCCCAGCGGGATCTCCGTGGCGCCGACGTTGTTGATACCTTTGTCCCACAGCACGGCCACAGCCTGGAGCGGCATGGGCGGCCAGACGAGCGAGATCGCCTCGTGCTGCGAGAAGTTGTAACCGAACTTCGCGCCCACCGGTGCTCGACCGTCGAACACCGTGTGATCGGCCGGGAGCCAGCCTTCTTGCGTGGCGTCGGCGTTGTCAACCGTGTGCACGCCCGCCAGGGCGGCGGCTTCCGGGTCGTGGTCGCCCGCAGGCAGCGCGGTCAGTTCAAAACGGTAGTGAATGTGGTCATCCAGAAAGCTGCGCAGCTGCGGCATCACGACGACCCACGGCTCGTCGGCGCAGTTGTCCTTGACGCCCTGGACGTAGCACACGCTCACCGAGACAGGCGGACGCTGCCGGACGAGCTTGCCGGGCTCTACAGCGGAGAGATAGTACCGACCCGCCGCGACCGGCGCCGTTACGGCGTTGGTGATCTCGGGCAGCCGCACGACGCCATGAAGAACGACGTCAGCGAGCGTGGCGTTCTTCTTCTTGTAGCACAGGCCCAGGACGTCGCTCGAGGGCAGCGTGACGAGGGTCTGGGTCGTCTGGTCGGTATCGACGGCGGCGAGGGCGCGCTCGTAGCGCTGCGCCGTGGCGTTCCAGTAGACCGGCTGTCCGGGGAGCACGTCCGGAGCGATCGTAGCGTCGATATCGAAGATGGCCTGTCCCAGCGCCGCGGCGTCGAGCCGCTGCTTGAGATATTCAGTCCGGTCCACGAGCGCCCGGTCGGGACGGCTCACGACACCCGCCTGCACGGGCTCGCCGGGGGTAACGTGCTTGATATTGTTCAGCCAGTTATTGGACATCCGTGTCCTCCAAGGCTTTCACACATCCGTGTGAGTTAGCCGTTATTCAAATGCGATGTCCCAAGTGATGCCGATTTGCGACGAGGCTTCCTTGGTGACCTGGTTTTCGACGGCGAACGTTGTGCGCGCAAAGATGACGTCCTTTGTGCGGTCGCTGAACTCCGGCGTGGCCACCAGTGCCGCGGCGTAAACCTTGCTGTTCACTCCGCTGCTGAAGTCCTTGCCATGAACGCCCTCGACGCCTGCGGTCTGCGCGAAGAACGTGAGCTGGTTGCCGCTCTCGTTCGCCACGAAGTAATCCTCGTAGCCTGTCGAGATGCTCAGGTTCGGCTCGACGCGCTGCTCGACCCGCAGGAAGTCCTGCGTGGCGCTCAGGGCCAGGCCGTTGTAATAGTCGACGCCGAGTTCCCGGTCGAAGGCGGAGACGCTGATCGGGTCTTCTGGATTGGGGACATTCTCGTACTCGATGTACATCCCCGAGACGTGGTAGCTGGGGCGGCCAGCCTGGTAACGGTAGCCGATTTGCCGGGCGGCAATGTGGCCCCAGGAGAACTGGATCTGGTTGCGCTGGGTGTGGAGCGGAGTCATGAGCCCGGACGGCTCGACGCGCCAAATAGTGACCCGGCCGCGCACGCCCGAACCGTTAATGCCGATCTTATCGCTGGCCATGATGCTTCCTTATTGGCACGTCCCAGAAATGACTCTCAGCGTCGCCCCGCGGTCCTGGACCAGCTCTTCGGGCACGCTGTCAAACTGCGGCTCCATCCCGGTAAACGAGGTTGCGGCGTCGGTCACGTTTTCCTCGCCGTCCAGCACGTCCCGGATGCCGCCAATCTCGTAAATAACGATCATGGCAGCCTGGGGCGGCAGGAGTTGGCGCAGGTGCCTCATATTGTACAGACCTAGCCGATTTTGCCCCAATGTAGCGCTCTTAATGCGCACGAGGAACACGTTGTTTCGCAGGATGTTTTCCGCGATAAACGCCAGCGGATTGATGGTTGTCGGGAGATTATCGACCGTCGGCTCGCCGTCAGGGTTTGTGCGCCGGTCAATAACATGCGCCAGCGTGCCCCGCCGTTGACGGCGCCGCTCGCACGGATCGGGAATTTGGACCGCCTCGGCAACGCCCCGCATGTGCAGCTCGTCGAAGAACCGCTCTACGTCGGCTGGGAAGCCGCCCAGGGCAAAACGCAAATAGGTGTAGCCCGACGGGTGCGCCGTGTTGACGACGAGCGGCACGTCCTTGTTCTCGAAAACCAGGTCGCCGTAGAAGCAGGCCGAAAGGAACCCCTCGTCCAGGGCCAACGCGCTGATCGTTTCGGGAACGGCGCCGGTCGTCAGCTCCACGATCTCAACCGAGTCGACAAGCTGCGTCCCGGCGCGGATCTGGTCGCCTACCGCAACAATCGGCGTGGCGTCTTCAGGAAAGCGATAGACGTGCTTGTCTGTAATGATCAGCGTGCCGTGGGCGTCTCGCTGAAGAACTTCGACAACCTCTAACGGCTCGAGAGAAACCGGCACGCCCGTGATCGCCGCAAACGCCAGGTCGAGGTCGCCTGCCGTGGCGCCGCCGTTAACCAGGCCGCTGAACACGGCGTTCATGAAATCTTTGTAGCCCTGGCTGGTCTGAAGCTTGATGCCCAAGGCATAGGCGAACTGGCTGTAGACATACTGGTAGTCGAACTGCCCCATGAAAGCCCAGAGCGTGATCTCCTCGTCAACTAGCGCGCCGTTGTCGTAAATGCCTTTCTTGATAAGGTTCGGCTTATCGAAAGGATCTTCGACAAAGATGATGGCGCCGCGCTCCTGGTCGACCGTGTAGTCGACGTTCTCAGAGAGGGCGAGCGTCGGCTGCGTCAGGCGGTCCAGGATCTGCGCCGACGCGACCAGCTTTTCTGGCTTGGGGAACGCGAAGAACGGCTGCCCGGCGGCTGTGTCGAAAACGAGCCTGCCGTCGAAAGTCTCGGTCGTCCGGTCAAAACGGGCGATGTTCGTGAGCACGCCGTTGCGCTGACTCCGGCGCAGCACGACGGGCGTCCACATCTCGGCGTGGTAGAGCGGCACGTCGAGGCGGCTCATCGCCGCTACAACCTCGAGCAGGTTCCGGTGATTCTGCGCCGCCAGCAGGGCGGTCCCCTCGGCGTACGAGTTGACCTGGTCCGACCGGCTGTAGGTGCGCGACCAGAAGCTCCCTAACAGCGCCAGCATGTTGCGGCCGCGGTCAAGGTCCGAGCTGGGATAGACAAACGTCTGCTTTTCCATGCGTCACCTAGTCGGCAAAGCCTGCGGCCTCGACGGAAATCGAAATATCGTCCGGGCCAACGAGGAACACGGTCGTACGCCCGGTGACCATCCGGCCCGGGTCGTCTGGAATTCGAAGCACCGTGTTGTCGCGGATGTACTGGACTCCACCATCTGGGCGGCGGATGCGGCCGAACATGTCGATCGCGCTGACCGCCTGGCGGCCCGATAGATATCTATGGGCCACGCCGTTGATGATCGAGCTGTGGAGCTGGCCGGAGAAGCCGATCTTCTGGATCTCTTCGACCAGCGCGGCTTTGATAGCGGCAACGTCAATCGCCAGCGTCGTGGCTTCTTTCCGAACCGTGAAGTTAATCTTTGTGAAGCACGGAACGGCTGCTTTGACGAGCACGTCGGTCGCTCGATTGCGCACGTCTCTGCCGCTCAGAAAATCCTGCACATCGTCGATCAGGGGCAGGCTTACCGTGGTTACCGTGTAATAGGCGCGGCTCTGGTTTACTACCAAGCCTGTCGAGACGGTGTCAGTGTCCTCGAACTGAATTACAGCCGTTTGGTAGCGCGTGTAGGCGCTCTCGGCAGTGTTCACAATGTCTGGGACGTGCTCAATCTCAGACAGGTCCCAGCCGCGGATATCGTTTACTACTTCATAGCCCGTGGACGTTTTGTCTAGCGGCTTGACGATCCGACCGACCTCGTAGAATCCCGGCGCCGTGTTGCGAGTCAGCACGACCTGCCAGCGTGTGCCAATCGTGCCCTCGCCGATGTACACAGCCTCCAGCAGGTGCTCTTTTTCCTGGGCGGCGTAGTGAGTCTGGCAATAGATATCTATCCGACCACCGCCTGAAATTGGAAACAGCCCGTGCTGGTCTCGCTGCTGCTCCGCGTCGCCGCAGCCCAGCACTGAAATGTGGGGGATGTTGGCGAACGCAGCCTGGCTACGGACTGTGGCTGCGTAGCTCGCCCGTCCGCCGGTCGTCTTGGCCGCCAGTCCCTGGGGCAGGCGGGCGATGTAGTCTTCATTGGTGGCCGCCTCTGCACCGGAGACGAAATCCACCGAGGCAAAGGCCTCGCGCATATTGTTGGGAACGAAGTCGGGGATCAGCGTCGTGCCGCGGCGAATGTTTCCCGAGACGCCGATCTCGACGGCCTGGAGCAGGATGTTCACGGCGTAAGTACCGTCGCCCACGGGGATCATCTCTCGCTCGTCGTCGTTGCCCGCTGCCGCCCCGGGCGGCACGGCGATAAAGGTCTGGGTCGGCCGGAACTCGACGCCGTCCGCCGCGAAGGTGATGTTCTGGGAAATCGAGGTGGTGACCGGCAAGTTGAGCACGATCGTCGCCTCGCCCACGGCCCGCTTGCCGCCGTCCCGCGCCAGGTTGAAGTTCGAGAGGACCTGGTCGACCAACTCCGGCTCGGCCAGTTCGGGATTGGCGGTGATTTGGAGCAGGCTGTTGCTCTGCAGCACCCGCTCGACGTTTTCTCGTACCGCCGCGTTCAGGGCGGCGTTGAAGTACAGGACCAGATCGTGAAACACGCCGCGGGTCAGCTCGACGTCCGGGTGCTTCTCCTGCATGTACTGCGTGAACAGGCTGAACATCCGGTCGACAGTCGCGGAGTCGAGTTCATCGAGCTTGGCAATTTCCAGCGGCATCAGGACACCTGCGGCAATGTTTCAATTGGGAAAATGACGGTTCGGCTTATGCCCGCGCGACTCACGATGATAACACGCAGGTCGGCATAACCGGGGTGCAGAATTACATTTGCCAATAAAGCCCGCTCAAAGCGCTCTTCGTCTGGCATGCCTTCGTACTCTTCCTGACGAAGGTTGCTGGTAATTGCCAGGCTGGCCGACGTGAAGTTGGCAATGATGTCGTTTTGCGTGCGTACGCGCCCTTGGCGAATCTGCGTCATGAAATCGCAGCCCCGCTCGGGCAGGTACGGCATCGAGCCGCGCTCAGTAAGGAACTCTAGCGCCCAGCGCTGCGCCAGTTTCTGGGCACCGGTGCAGATCTTGCCGCTGCTGCGATCGTCGTAGAGCGCCAAGTCTTTCAACCCGTCCCGCCGGTCAGCGACCGGCTGGAAAGCGAGGTAATCGTACTTGCGGTTAACGAAGTCTTTGAGAGCCATGTGTTACGCTCCGTGGGCGCGGCCGACGCTGATCGTATTTTCTACGGCCTGCTTGAAAAACGAAAACACGCTCTTGCCCTGTACGCCGTGGCCTTTAATACGCCCGTGCATTAACGCGGCGCAGCGCACCAGAGAAGCGTGGCGCATCCGAAAAGCGCGCTCTTCAGCGGCCATAAAATCCGCCTGCCACTTCATGGCGATCAGGTCGCCTGAATTGCCGCCCTGCTGTCCCGGGCCGCCAAGGATAGTCTCAGAGTACAGCTGATTGATGTTGTTACGATCCCAGCACGGGTTATGGAGGCTGGGCACGTCGAGCAGGTCGCGATCCTTGATCTCCTCGGGCGTGTGCCACGGCCGGGGCTCTTGCTGCGTCTTGAACTGCTCTGACATCTTTTGCGCTGCCTGTTCCAGGCCGTCAATGCGCTTCTCGTAGTTCGGGTCGATTTGCCCGCGGCTGGTACCGTGTCCCATGTTTAGAAGCCTCCCTGGCTGTAGCGCTTGTCGAGCATGACCTGAATTTTGGCGGCGCGCTGGCTGACGGCGCCCGGCGTAATGTTCAGTTTCTTGGCAATCTCCTGAGTGCTGGCCGTCCGGCGGCCGTTGCGGCCCAGGGTCATGTCCATGATGAGCTTGTCGGTCGGGCCGAGATCGTCGTAAACAAAGTTCATCCAGGCGTCAGCGCCGCGGTTGGCGCCGGGGATCGTGCTTGCCACGCCGCCGTCCTGGCTCTCATCGTCGTTCTCGAGGATTGTGGCGCTCTCGGGGATGGGCTGGTGGAACGCGCGGATCTTCTTGATTCGTCGAGTCGAGAGATTTGTGTGATCAGACAGCTCGTCGTCTGTTGGGTCGCGGCCCAGGCGGTCGCGCAGCTCGTTCTCGCTTTCCGACAATCGCTGGAAATCAAGGCCCACTTGTTCAGGCACCGAGATAATGTTTTGTTCCTGGGCCGACAGGCGGCGCAGGCTCTGGAGCTGGCTGAGCAGGTGCGTCCGCACGTTTCCCTTCTTGGGGTCGTACGACTCCATGGCCTTCAGAGCCATTAACCTGGCGCGGGTTTTGATCGTCGGACTGGGATTGTTCGCGGCGTAGCTAGACACAGCCGTGTCGATGACCGGCTGCACGGTTGAGAGCAGGCGCGTGTTCACCTCCGGCGTGCGAGTCGTCTGCCACTGTTGGTAGACCGAGTTGAACTCTTCGCCCACGCCGGTCGGGTTTTTCGGCTTAGAGAACGGCGGGTCGATGTCGCCCAGGATAGAGGGCATACCGTTAAGTTTGTCTTTGGGCATGATTCAACCTCAGAATCCAAAGAAACCAAGAATACCGCCGCCGCCTTGCTGCACTGCCAGCGGCGCGCCGCGCCAGGGCTGTTCGTACATCGGCGGCCGGTCGGGGCTGCCGCACGTCTCGCAGTTCGTAATGGTGCGCGTCTCGTTTTCTTCGTGCGTGCGAATGTGCGCCAGGGCGAAGCTTGTCCCTGCCGTGGCTTTCTCGGAATTGATAACGAACGACACTTGAGTCACTGTCGCGTACATCGAGTCGTCTGGCGGACCGACGAACCAGCCGCCGGGCCGCTGATCGCGCGGCGGAACCTCGATTCGGACGATGCTGCCTGGAGCGATGTCGAACCGCAGCTTGCCGGACATCTCGCCGTACCGCTGGCTGAGCAGCTCGGTCTTGTACCAATGCTCGGCGTAGCGAGTTAGCGCGCGGCTCTCCTGCTGCTCGCGGAGAGCGTCATGCGGCACCAGCCAATCAGGCGGCGGGGCTGACTCGCCCTCTTGCGGCGCCATCGTGTCGCCGACTTGCCGCGCCGTGGTGCCCGTGGTCCGCCCGGTGAATACGGCGTCGGGCACGAAGTTCGCCATCCAGCCCGGCGCTTCTTTCAGGAGCTTCAGCCCGCGGCGGTCTTGGTTCGCCTGCAGCGGGTAGTAGCCCAACGGCGCCTGGAGACTGGGCGGCGGGGAGGTCGGACCGCCAAGCTGGTAGTTCGTGAAGGACGGCTGCTGGGAGTAAAAGATATCTACTGACTCAAGCAGCTGCGACATATTTGCGTTGAAGTTCGCATAGCCGTACTCGTCGGCGTAGATCGTAATGTATTCCTGTTTCAGCCCCGCAAAGAACGGCACCGGCAGCGCGAACTCGACGCTTGGCGCGATGGCAAAAAAGAACTGCGAGGCGTACTCGCCAATCAGCTTGCTCCAGTACGTCGTGTAGGCAAACGACTCGAGCGCCTCCTTGCTGATCGCCATCTGGACCGCATACTGGATGTTGTTGGAATCAAGGCCCTCAATGTCGAGCGCGAGTGGCCGGTAGTACTGCTCTCCAATATTGCCGGGCATGCGGGCCAGCGCCGCCAGGGCCGCGTCGTTGATCTCGCCGCCTGCTTCGGTCTGATACCGCGGCGACGGGAAACGCGCGATGGCCTCAAAGGCAGGACGCAAAACCTTTTTCCACATGTCCTCGCGAATGTTGGTCGGCGTAATAAGCCTGCCGTCTGGGTCGATTCCCGGGACGGTTGACCAACGACCGCCGCCAGCACCTGCGTCCGGGTCGGCGATGTAGTACGCGGCATTCTGCGCCAGGTCGTACGGTGCGCCGGGTTGCCAATTGCCGTTGAGCATCGACGAGTTGTTTAGATCGTCGAGCCAGTGAATCAAATTGAGTGTGTAGTTTGACGAGTTGAACGAGCGCTGATAACCGATGCCGACGTAAAACCCCTCAAAGATTACGAACGTTCCGGCGGGCATTTTGTCTCTTTGCCCGTCAGTGGTTTCAATAGTCAGCGTTACCGTGGCGCGGTCCCGTGGGCGTAGCTGATTCTTGACGCGGTGAATCGTGGCTTCTTCATTTGTGTCCACACGTTTTCCGGTGGCCACCACCATCGACGCGGCAGGGATCGAGTTCAGCCCAAATGTCGCCGAAAAAGAAATGATGTCTGGAAACTCGACGTCGCCGATCTTGGCGCTGAGCTTGAACTTTGAATAGACGTAGGGTGTGCTGAACGCCATGTTATGCCGCGACCTCTGTCTTTGCGCCGGTCTTTAAGATTTCATTGGTGCGGTAAATCGTAGCTAAAGTCAGCCCGCCCAGCCGGTAAATAGGGTTTGGGTGATCGAACCAGAGCGCTTTGAATGTGGCAAACGGCTCGCTGCCAATGCCGACGCCAAACAGCTCCAAGAACAGCGGCTCGCCGAGCACTTCCAGAATTGGCATAGCCGTGGTGAGCACAGGGCCTGGGCGCACGCGGGTGTAAATCGTCCAATCTGTCGTCATCGTGGGCAGGGGAATCTGCACCGACACGCCGGTGTTTTCTAGCGGCACCAGCTGCGAAAGCCCGTCTGTAAACGTCAGCGGCGTAGTGACAACACCGCCGGTGCGACCCAGCGGCGCAAGGATCGCTTCCCAGTCCCCTTCGGCTTCCGTAACTCGCAGCGTGAACTCGCGCACGCTCCGGCCTCTGGTGTTGTCAGCAAACAGGTCGCCCCGGAAATAGGGCGGTTGCGCGTCCAGGCCGAAATACTGCGTAGCGACCAGTCTTTTTTCTGTGTCGTAAAACGGTCGGTCGACTTCGGGCCAATAAGTCACGCGGGGATCAAGCGCGTAAACAAATTCTGCCAGCTCGGTTTGATGCAGGTGCGCCATCAGTTCCCGGACCCGAAAGTTCAGGAAGTAGCGATCAGGGGCCGTGCCAAAAAGAATTCGCCGCGCGCTCTGCAGATACGAGGGCAGCGTCAGTGGTGCGTAGTTTGCCGGAATGTACTCCTCGCCGATTTCCTGGCGCTGGTTGCTAGCGCTGGAAACATTCATCAGGAGTGTGCGGGCGTGGTTAATCATGACAGATCAGTTCTTCGGAATAACGTGAATGCGGAGCACGTACTGCGCTACGGGAATATCCGGGCGGGAAATCTCAACGCGCATGCCGGTAAGAAATCCATAAAACGCCTGCACGTTCCCAAACCCAACCTCAATTGCTTTTGGTTTTTTAGAAATCTGAAAGCGCTCATACAAGTCGTATAGGTTTTGAATATCGTCAACGGACTGCCCAAAGCCCACACTGTTGGTTGACCAGCCCGACGAGTTGTCGTCCCAGATACCGCCGTTCCACACGCCAACATCAACTGCAAAATCGTCAGAACGGCAGGAGCGTTTAATGAACGCCATACCCGTGACATTCAATTCGCCCACACGATCACCAAACGCGTAGAAATAAATGAAGTCGCTTACCGTGTGAAGAAACTGGTAGTTACCGCCCAGCTCCAGCGCAAAACCGGTGACCGGCAACCATATCTGCGTACCGTCCAGTTTGATACGAAAAAGCACGCTGTCGTCGTTGCACTTCGTCGAAAGACGAGTGACGATACCGTCGCACTGTTTAAACAAAAGACTGGACATAATTATGTTCCCATCACCGGGACGCCGCCCTCCGGTGTTTCCATCGGGCGGTTGCCCGTTGCGCTAAGCATGGCTTCCTGCAGACCGCGGAGCGACAGCACGCCATTAATCGAGAGTTCGCCGCCACGTTCAGCGGAAGCGGCTTGCTGCGGAGGTGGGCGGTCGGCCTGTGTGGCGTCGACTGTTTGCTGAACTGCCGCCGTTGCTGCCGTTGCCGCCGGGTCTTCTTCCGTGAAGATCTTGTACGCCTCGGCGCCCAATCCAAGCACGCCGCCAACCGCGGCGCCAACGGCCGTACCAACGCCTGGAATAATGCTTCCAAGCGCCGCGCCAGTCATTGCTCCGCCGCCTGCCGCGCCGAGCATGCCGAGTGTTTTGTCTCCAGCTGAGCCTTCTTCAACTCCGAGCATGCCGCTCATTACGCTGCCGCTCGACGCGTCGCCTGTGAGCACGCCCAGGACGCCGCCCTCAACGGCTCCGCGGCCGTTTTCCGCGCCGTCAAATGCGCCAGCCACGCCGCCAAGCAACGGAGACAGCCACGGCGCGACTTTACTGACGGGCGCAAGAAATCTGCTAACCGAGCTTGCGCCACGACCGACAGCCGTTGTAGCAGAGCCAGACAAAATCTGCGCAGCGCGGGAGGCGCCGTTTGCTACTGACGACGTCGCATCGGCGGCCTCGACTGCGGTTCGAACTGCGCTCGCCGCAGCCTGTCCTTCATTGATGTCTTCTCCGCGCATTGCCGCGAGGCCGTCACTCGCGCTGCCGTAGACTGCCGCAGCTGCAGATGCTGCGCTCACGCCGGTCATAGCTGCGCTGACAACTCCACCGACTAATTGCGGCTCGCCCGTCTCTTGCGCCGCCATCATCGCCTGGAAAAGCGAGGCCTGGTCAGGATCGACGAGCTGGTCGGCGCGGTTGAACGCCGTGGCCTGATTCACGGCGGCGGCTGGTTCACCTGCGGCACCCACGGTGTTAAGCTGGTCGGCTGCTGCCGCCTCCTCGACTGGATTGCGTGAAGAAATAGCGTCGGCGGCGCTGAAGCCCGCGCCTGACAGGTCCGCGGCCCGCGCCGCGCGCAGCGCGTCGGCCTGCGCCATAACTTGCTCGCGCTGGCGACGGCCCAAGCGGCCGGAAAGCTGCTCAGCGGTCACGCCACCCTCACCGGCGACATACTGCCGCAGCATATCGGCGTTGCGCCCCGTGCCGCGACCGAAGGCTTGCTCGGCCAGTGCTGTCACGCCGTCGGCTCGGGCGCTGGCGTTGGCGCCGTCGTACATGCCAGTAAGAATTCGTTCAGCTCGCGATCGCTCAGCGTCATTGCGTGCGCCCTGGTGCGCGTCGAGCGCGGCGCCGATTCCGGCGGTCATCTCGGGGGCGTACCGCTCCCGCATCTGGTTGATGTCCTGGGCGTTGAGCAGGTCCTTGGCGGCCTGCTGCCCAGAGTAGTTGGGGTCGGCGCCCATCTTCTCGAGGACCTCGCCGGTGCGCTGGAGAAAGCTCGACTTGTTGCCCATCGAAACGCGCTTTTCGCGCTCGGCCTGGTCGGCGTACCTAGCGCCGTCTTCGCGGACGCGCTCTTGGCTGCTGTGGATTTGATCGTGGGCGGTAATCTGCTGCCCCGTGCGGGCGGTAACAAAAT